CATTTAAGGACGTGATGGTTACTTTTGGTAAGCATCCCAATACTGATGATGTTCTGGTAGCGAAGGATGAGACTGCTATTAAGATTGCGCTGCAGAATTTAGTTATGACTAGGAGAGGAGAGAGACCTTTCCAACCATTGATTGGTAGTAGGATTCCTGAATTGTTATTTGACATTCTCGACTTTGCAACTGCTGCTACTATCACTGATGAAATTTATATATTAGTTGACCGATATGAGCGTCGTGTGCGTCTAGTTGATGTGGTAACCAACCCCAACTTTGATAGTAATGCATACGAAATTCAAATTGAGTATGAAATTATAGGCAGAGAGCTTGATTCGGGTCCATTGACAACGGAACTTCTTCTAGAAAGAACGAGATAATCGATGCCTTACTCTCAGTTAAACCAATTAGACTTCGGTAACATTAAGACTGCCCTCAAGGAATACATGAGGTCGCAGACGGATTTTACTGATTATGACTTTGAAGGTAGTGCATTAGCACAACTCATTGATGTATTAGCATATAATACTTATTATACAGCATTCAACACCAACATGGTGGTGAATGAAATGTTTTTGGATTCTGCTACTCTACGTGATAATGTAGTAGCACTTGCCAAACAACTTGGATATCGTCCAAAATCAGCAACAGCGTCGAGAGCAGTAGTGACCTCAACGCTCTCTTATACCTCTCCAAATGCCCCTGCAACAGCGTTGCTACGACGTGGCAAGGCATTCACCGCATTATTCGATAATACCGTATATCAATACAGTGTATTAGATGATGTTAGAGTGCCAGTCAACAATGGCATTGCTACTATGGAGAATGTAGAAATCTTCTCTGGTAATATTGTTACGGATTATCATACCGTCAATAGCACTCTTCGTAACCAAAGATTTCTAATTAACAATTTAAACACTGACACTACGTCAATTCGTGTAAAAGTATTTGAATCTGCTCAGTCATCTGCCTTTGAATTGTATGACTATGCAGAAAATATTCTCAATGTAGACCCACAGAGTAAGGTTTTCTTCTTAACTGAGATTGAAGATGAGAATTATGAGATTCAATTTGGTGATGGTGTCTTCGGTAGGAAGTTAGAGAATGGTGAGTATGTCGAAATTTCTTATCTTACCACCCCTGGACCTGTTACTAATGGCGCTAAGGTCTTCTCTTTCAATGGATTATTGGAAGACCCATCTGTAACGAATCAAAATCTCAATGCGGTTTCTATTACTGTAACAAGTTTAACCACTGTTGAGGCATCTGCAGGTGGTGAAAACTCTGAAAGTCTAGACAGAATCAAGTTTAATGCTGCTAAAAACTACGCTACTCAAGATAGAGCAGTAACAGCAGAAGATTATAAAGCAATTGTGAGGAATTTATATCCATCTGTTGCTGATATTACTGCATTTGGTGGTGAAGAAGACAGTCCACCTGAATATGGTGTCGTAAAAATCGTCATAAAACCAAAATATGCGACTGCACTCACGTCTTACACCAAAAAAGACCTAGAAACTAAGTTAAAGAAGTATAGTGTTGCTTCTGTAACTCCAAAAATCGTCGATCCGTCAATTCTTTATGTAGAAATGACCTCAAATATTTACTATGACACCAATTTGACGACTTATAAGTCAGATAAAATCAAATCGATGGTCATTAAAAACATCGAAGACTACATTGAGTTGTCTGATACTGAAAAATTCAATGGGAAATATCGATATAGTAAGTTTACTGGGGTAATCGATGATGCTGATACATCGGTTATGTCCAATCTGACTAGCATTGAGATGAGGAAAGACTTCTATCCTGCTCTCAATTCAAAATTTTATTATGAAATATGCTTCAAGAATCCAGTTGTGTCTGATGATGAGCCAACTATTCGTAGCACAGGATTCACAGTTAGAGAATATCCTCTAGACACAGTGTATATTGAAGACCGAAAGGGTAAGTTGGTCTTGTATAAATTAGATAGTGTAACAGGTGATAAACAAGTCCTAAACGCCAAGCTGGGTGATATTGATTATGGGACTGGAGAATTGAGAATGTATGACTTGATTATCATCAAAGGTAGTTTTAATGATGACAAGATTGAAATTCGTGCATTACCTGCACAGAATGATATCGTTTCCGCTAGAGAGATGTTCCTCGATGTGGACATCACCAAGAGTAAATTCACTATTATTCAAGAGTAAGTAATGGCTGCAATTAAGAGAAGAATTTCTGCATTAGTCAATAAGCAATTACCTGACTTTATTTCTGCTGAATATCCAAAGTTTTCTGCGTTCTTGCAGAAATACTATGAGCAGCTTGAATTAAGGGGTCAACCTCTTGATATCATTCAGAATTTAACTCAATATTCAGATATTGACACTTATGAAAAAGGTCTATTATCTGAATTTACTTTATGTACTGCAAATGTATCCGCTAGTGATACTACTATTGATATCGCAGTATCAGAGTCTTTCCCTGAAACCAATGGTTACGTCTTAATTGATGATGAAGTCATTTTCTATGAGTCTAAAACTGACACTACTCTAGAAAATTGTATCAGAAACGTTTCTGGCACTACAAAACTAGGTGATTTGTATCATGAGTCTACCTGGACTCAAGGTGACTATGGGAATGGTGTAGAGCATTTAAGTGGTGCAACTGCTTATAACATCAGTAACTTATTTTTATATGCGTTTGTTAAAAATTATGAAACGCAATACCTAGCGTCCTTCCCAGAAGAGTCACTTAAACCAGAAGTTGACAAAAGGACTCTAATCAAAAACATCAAACAGTTTTATAGAGCAAAAGGCACAGACCAGTCAATCAAGTTTATCTTCAACTCAATTGTTGCTCAAGATGCTGAGGATATTCCTTCAATTTATTATCCTAAGGAGAGCACACTTAAGGCATCTACTTCTGATTGGATTAATAAGTTTGCTCTTAGAGTAAAAGTCTTATCTGGAGATGCAAATAAGGTAATCGGTCAAATCTTGCGTCAAGAAGAAGATACATTTAATCCTAATGTTGGCAATGCGTTTGCAACTATTGATAATGTCAACTTTTTAGGCAATTTTGATGGTGAAAGCATTTATGAAGTTGCTTTAGCACCAGAAACAATTGTTGGAGAGTTTGATGTAGCGCAAAAATCATTTTTGACTGCTAGATTATTACCTTCGGTAAACACTGGTAGTAGAATTGATGTATTTTCAACTACTGGATGGAAATCTGAAAAAGGCAAAATTGAAATTGGTGGGGAAACGTTTACTTATAAAGATAAAAACGTTAATCAGTTTGTAGTTGAAGGTAGAAACGGAAATGGTGACTATCCAGTCAATACTCCAGTATACAACTATGCAAATCTTAGTGCTAACTATGAAGAGAATGGCGTAGAGTACACTGTAAGATTTGTTTGTTATGGTATTCTATACAATCTTAATGTTTCTTCTGCAAATCCATATTCTACTGAAGGTGATAACATTCAAATCAGTGATTCTGGATTTGAAACAAGAAATACGGTAATTTATGACAAGTCGCAGTCTGATGTTAGATGGAAAGTTAATAACACCATCACGAAGAGCTCTATTTCTGGATTGAGTGAGGTACTAACTGATGTCCAAGCAATTTACGAAGACGAGCAATACTATTACATTGCTTCTTCAGGTCTCCCATCTTATAGTATTGGCACTTTTACTAATTTAACGCCAAGAGACCAAAAATTCCTGAAATTGATTCGTAAAGAGTCAATTAGAAATACAGAATTGTATCCAACGCCAACTAGAGACATTGGTATCTTCTTAAATGGCGTAGTTGCTTATGGTTATAAGGATTATGATACAAATGATGTTGTATTCGGCGGTGTAGAGAGTTTTACGGTCACTGAAAAGGGTAGTGGATACAAAGCAGCACCTTTCGTGCTAATTGATGGCGATAAGGAAGCAGTTGGCAAAGCAATTCTCTCTGGTGAGGTTGTTGAGCGTATTGAAGTAGTAAATCCTGGACAAAACTACAATTCTAATCCAGCAGTTACTGTTACCTCTGGTAGAGGAGCAATTGTTACGGCAACGGTTACTAAAGACAAGGTAACTCAACTCACAATTGTTGACCCAGGCGAATATTATTCATCACCACCTTTAATCATTATCAGAGACTCTCTTGGAAGCGGCAGATTAGCAGAATACACTACCATCGTATCCAACGAAGGTAAACTAATTGGATTTAACAAAATTGCTGAAGGTA